GGACACCCCGAAGATCGAAGCCTATTTTGATTATTCCACCGGGATTGCTTAGCACGAAGATTTAAAAGAACCGGTCACGACCGGCGTTCAGCTTTGGGGAATGGGCTTTACACGCAACGAGATCAACGATCGCCTTGAACTTGGATTCGACAAGGCGAAATGGGGCGACGTTTGGTGGGCTCCGTTCGGGCTTTATCCGGTGTCATCCGAGGAAGCACCGGCGTTAAACTCCCCAGGCTACGAAGACGACCCGGCCCCGAAAGAGGACGATAAAAAGGCCATGGCCATCAAACAGGCCAAAGATCAGAAGCGCGAAGCCGTCTGGAAGGCGTTTCTTTCAAAGCAGGGAAGCGTTGAGCGCGGGATGTCTGGCATGGTCAGCAAATATTTCATTGAACAGCGTAAAACAGTGCTTTCAGAACTGTTCAAGAACGGGGCCGAAGGATTAAAAATCGATTGGGAAGAACAAAACAAGAAGCTTCAAGACAAGTCTGCGAAATGGATCACGATGGGCGTTAAAGAAGGGATCGCATTCGGGCGGGTCGTGCTTGGAAAAAAGTCGCTTGAAGATGACCGGTTTGAAATGCTGATCAGCTCATATGTCAAGATTCGGACTGACAAAATCACGCAGATCAATGAAACTGTCCGCAAACAGATTTTCAGCACGATTAAAGAAGGCATTGAAGCAGGAGAGACGGTGAATCAGATCGGCGATCGTATCAGGTCTATTTATAACATGGCTTCATCGCGCTCGTTGATGATAGCACGGACCGAAACAGTAGGGGCCGTAAACGGCGGAAGCCAGATTTATTATGAGGCCGAGGGCGTGCAATAACAAGAAAGGCTGACGGCCCGCGCCGCGCATGTCCGTGACGCGCACACGGTTATTGACGGTCAGGTTGTTGCCGTAAAGAGCAGCTTTTCAAACGGGCTGGATTATCCCGGCGATCAGAAGGGTGACGCAGGGGAAACAATAAATTGCAGGTGTACTTTACTACCTGTACTTGAATAAAAATATTTAAGGAGCAATCGAATGAACAAAAAGATTCAAAAAATATTCAGAGGTAAGGTCAAAAGCTTCGATGAGAAAACGCATACGGCGACAATCATGATCTCAACAGGCGATATTGACCGCGACCGGGAAATCATCGAGCCGAAAGCCTTTCAGAAAAATTTGGGCAATTACATGGCCCATCCGATTCTTTTAAGTTCACACCGGGCCGAGACGTTAACGCGCCAGATCGGTGAAGCAAAGGCTATCCGGATTACGGATGATGGCGTTGAAGGCGATTATGAATGGTATGCAGGAAAAATCGGGCCTGATGGAAGGTCAATGAATCCGGAAGCCGACTGGGGATGGTTCTTGGTCACCCGCGGGATCGCGGCTTTTTCGGTCGGGTTTATGCCGGTTGCATGGCTTGACAAATGGTCACAGCCGATGATCTCGCAGGAAGACAGCGCGCGCGGGATAGCCCGGAGATATACCGAGATCGAGCTTTTTGAAAACAGCCAGGTTTTAATCCCTGCCAATCCGAACGCAGTCCAGCGGCGTATGGACGAAGCTGAAGGCGAAGAAAAGGAACTGCTTGAGCTTGCCACAAAAGAACTAAAGGCCGAAGAAATCGAGCCTTTTAAGAAGGCCGAGGAAGAAGCGGAAAAGAAACGCTATGAGGAAAGCCGGGACAAGTTTCTTGCATGGTTCAAGGATCCGGTCGTTAAAGAGCAAATCGAAAAGTTATTTGATGAGCGCTTACAGGAAGCGCTCAAGGATTTAAAACGTCCGAAACATTATTCAGAAATTCTTCTGGATGCTGGGGCCAATGGGCTCAAACAGACATCAACAGGAGATCAGACGGATGATGACGAGGACGACGAAGAACAATCACCAATACAAAATAAGGATGCGTTGATCGGAGCGATCCGTGAAGGCATCCAGGAGGCTATTAAATGAACAAGTGTAAGCATTGCGGTAAGGATTTAGCCGAAGGAGCACAGTTTTGCGCTCATTGCGGAAAATCCATCAACGAGGCGCCCGTTGACAAAACGCTTGAGAGCGTTAAGGCGGCAGTCAAGGAAACCGTGCAGAATGAGCTTAACCCGATCAAGACCGGCATCGAAGGAATCGACAACCGTTTAAAAGCGGTTGAGGCGCTTCCGATGCTCAAGTCAGGCGCAAGAGGGGCCGGGATCATCTCGAAAGAGACTTATCGCGGGTATAAAATCCACAATCAGGGAGAGTCTCTTCGCGAGAAGTTTTCTGCAAACCCGAATAGATTCAAAACCTTGTCAGACCCTGAGCAGTTTGATAATTACTGCAAGTTCATTCTGGACTTTAAAGCCGCCATCACCGGCGACGTCAAAGCACAGATGGCTTTGCAGGAAGCAAGACAGAAAGCAACCGACATGTCAGAGGGTTCTGGCGCGGTGGGTGGTTATGCAGTTCCCGTTGAGTATGAGCCCGATCTTGTAAAACTTTCCCGTGATGTTTCTTTTCTGTTGCAGGAAGCGACTGTCATCCCGATGGGAAGCAGTGTCAGGAAATATCCTGCTGAGTTAACTCATGTATCAAACACATGGGAAGACGAGGCCGCAGAAATCGACTAGCAGAACCCGACTCTAACCCAGGTCACATTGACTGCGAAAAAGTTGGCTTCTTTAACGTCAGGCATTTCCTCGGAACTGCTTCAGGATTCGATTTTTGACATTGTCGGGTGGTTGACCGAGCAGTTTATGTATACGCAGGGCCTCGAACTCGACAACCAGGCATTAAACGGAACAGGTTCTCCGCTGTCGGGTGTCTTGACGGCTGCATGCGGATACAGTGTAAGCTTGGCGACAGGATCAACGAACTTCTCAGCGATCTCCGGAGACAAGCTTTCAGAAATGATCTACAAGCTTTCTGAAGCTGACGCTGCAAACGCCAAGTTTGTCTTTAACCGTCTGATTATGCACTACATCAGGACGCTGAAAGATACTACCGGCCAGTATATTTGGCAGAAGCCGGGCGATGGTCGTCCTGGAACGATCTGGGAAACGCCTTATATTCAGAGCGTTAAAGGGCCTGGAACAACTGGAGCGACAACCGCTTTCGTTGCTCTTGGAAACTGGAAGTATTTTTACGTTGGGCAAAGAATGGGCATGACGATCGCCGTTGACCCGTACACTGATTTTAATAAAGATCAGGTTCGGTTCCGCGCGATCCGCCGTGTTGCTCTTGCGATTGCAAGATCGACTGCGTTCGTTCGTTTGTTGACTGCGTAATTGTAATTGACAAACATGCGGGGGTGGTTAACCCCATCCCCGCTGTTTTTAAAAAGGATTTAACAATGTGGTGCTTGGGCGGGCGAGATCCTTGGAAGAAAATCAGAACGTCTTTAGTTATTAATTCAAAAAATCCTGTTCGAGAGTGGCTTGTCCAGGCGCTTGATACCGCAAAAGGATTTGATGAGATTGTTCTTTATATCGATGGGGCGGTGAAAAAGGATATTGAATCCTTAGACATTGAATTTGGTAAAAATGTAGTTGTTTTATTTGACGAGAAAAAAAGGACGCTGAAAGAAGGATATAACTTTGCCGCATCCATGGCCAAAGGAGAATGGATCGTGATTTTTTGCGATGATGATTATTTTTATCCTGACGAAATAGATAGGCTGAACAATGAAATTAAAGACGGAAAATTTGATGAGTTTGATGTCATTGTTCCGAAAGTAATGACAATTGGCGGAGTGTGGGGGTCATCGTCTGATTTTACGTTAGAACAAATAAAAAATAACAACCTTATTCCTTCCAGTTCTTTTGTAAGAAAAGAAAAATTTGACATGCTCGGCGGATATAAAGTTGATTCATGTGGCGACTGGAACTTATGGATAAGAGCAAAAGCGGCTAATTTAAAATTTTGTTTCTTGAACAGCGTTGTCTATTTCTTTAGACAAAATCACCGTGTTTCTTTCACTGATAAATCAATGTCGGAATTGGGGTTTGAAAATATTAAAAGGCAAGTTTTAGCAAATGTTTAAACAAACAGAGATCATTTTAGTCGCGGATCACTTTTACCCTGGATATACAGGCGGGGCGGAGCTTACCACTTACGCTTTGACAAGCCAATGTCCGAATGATTTAAAAATAACGTTCATCAAGTCAAGTCAACTTAATTTTTTTCATATTGCGTTATACAGAAATAAATTTTGGATATTCACTAACATTCAAGAGGCAAATTTGAAGGTTATTGATAACGCGGCCCGGGTTCTTAATTACGCCATTGTCGAATATGACTTTAAATTTTGTAAGCATAGATCGCCTGATAAGCACGAATATAACGAAGGGAAAAAGTGCGATTGCAAGATCGATGAAATAAAACTGCTTTTTCAAAATGCCAAGTATGTATTTTTCATGAGCCATAAGCAGCGTGAAATTTTTTGGAATCACGGCATTCATTCTGTCTGCGGAGTTTTGCGGTCTATTTTTACAAAGGCTGATCTCGATATGCTCGACGATGTTTATGCCCACAGAAACCGTGACGCAAAAAAATGGCTGATTGTTTATTCGGAATCATGGGTCAAGGGAGCAAGCGACGCCG